CTCCATGGCCTTCTTTTTCAGTTCGGGAAAGTTCCATCGGTCCTTTTTTGCGTCCAAAAGGATTAAGGAATCCCCTTTTCCGTTATCCGGGTTAAATACGCCCCATGTCGTAATTGCGCTGAAGTCAGCCGTCTCCTTTGATGAAAAGGCGGTGTCGTATGACTGAATGATGTACTTTAAGTTAGGAATGTCTTTTTTCTCCCACGTTTTCCACCATTCACGCTTTATAAGCGCTCCTTCCTCGGATGTTGGCGCCTGCATCCACTGCGCGTTCCATTTTGTGAGCGGAATGGACGATTTTACACCCATTAACCCTTTCATGGACCAAAAATTGCCCCACATGGGTTTTTCGTTTATGACGGCAGGAAATTCAACAACTTCCCACTGATCCGTCATGTCATCCTTGGCCTGGGCCTCGAGCAGCTTTCCAGTAAGGTCTTTTACAGACCATCTGGTCATTACAAGCACAATCGCGCCGCCAGGTTGCAAACGTTGCCTAGGACCAGAAGTATACCACTCGTAATGAGACTCAAGTACAGAAGGGCTAAGCGCATCCTGCTCTGAGTGAGGATCATCAATAACAAGAAGATCAGCACCACGGCCGGTAATTGCGCCACCAACACCAGCAGCAAAATACTCCCCGCCATGATTTGACTCCCAACGTCCAGCAGCCTTAGAATCAGCCGCAAGGGTAACATTAGGAAATACTTTAGCGTATTCATCGGATTCCAGTAAATTTTTTGTTTTTCTTCCAAAACGAATGGACAATTCGCCCGTATGGGTCGTTTGTATCAGTTTTGCCTTTGGATTTCTACCCATAAAGAACGCCGGAAAGAGATGTGACGCAAATTCGGATTTTGTGTGCCTTGGGGGCATGTTTACGATCAAACGCTTCAATTCTCCATTCGCAACGCGATTCAGCTTCTCAGCATAGACCTTGTGATGGTGTCCCTGCACGAAATCGGGCCAAACCATCCTAACAAACTGCAAAAAGTCCTTTTGCCCCTTTTCCTGCCTCTCAACCAAGGCTTTACGGAGAATCAGCTTCAGGGTATTCGTATCCAAGGATTCTAGATTAGAAACGTTTTTCATTTTTTAAAAATTTTTTAATTAGGGTACCTTATATCACATCTAAAACGAATTTTCAACAGATTGTCACTGTCAAACAGTGTTCAGCTTTTTTCAAAGCATGCTTTTTGTAAAAAGGGGGGGTTGGGGGGTCTATGAGGTGGATTGTAGACCGGGCGGCGAGCGGAGCGAGCCGCAAAGAGTAATGCCCGGGCGAAGTTATCCACAGGTTATTAACAGCTTATCCCGGGCGAAGTTATCCACAGGTTATCCACAACTTTCTTTAAATAATACAATTCACTGTTATTTAGCTATATCAATCACAATCAATTAATATAATGTAATACTTGTTTAATCAAATCACAAGGAGAATTAGAAATGAATAAACATCAATTTGTAAGAAAAGTTAGAACTAACACATTCAAGGTTAGATTTAACAATGCACGAGGTGAAGATAAGAAAGTCCGTTGTGCAATTCTTGGTGACTTAATGAAGCACAAGCAAGTTGACCCAACTGCACCAACAAAACAGTATGATGGTCAAAGAATATTACTTTACAATGTTCTAACTAATCATTGGTTTGTTGTTGATTGTGGTCAAATACTAGAGCTTACTGTTCATAAGCACCATAAAGCTATTAACAGAATGGGGTTATTCAATGCCTAAAGGTAGAGAAATCATAACTGTTAACAATACAAACATTACTCCACTAATCACAGAATTAGTGGAGTATGTTAAAACTCAAAAAGCCATTGAGGGTATCGAACTTCAGGATTTAATTAAAATGCCTAAAGCAAATCACCCTGACTGGAAAATCATCTGTGGTATTTTATGCAATGCCATAGTCGAATGGGCAGCAGAAAATAAAGAGGAAGGGGGAAAAGATTTATTGGCTCATTTACAGAATGATGTAGGATATATCCTGCAAAAACTAGGTTTGACTTAATCATTCCTTGATGATTGGAAAAGGGCGTTAGCAATAACGCCCTTTTTTTATGCCCAATGTTCACGACCCGTTCCAGCGGGATCCCCGGGAACTTCCAGGAATTTTAATATCCCATATTATAATGTTAAGGGGAGTTTGGGGAGTTTTGTCCCGCGGGCGCCTGTCGCCCGGGAATGTGGATAAGCTGTGTGTAATGTGTGTATAGTGTAAGGGGAGTTTGGGGAGTTTCACCCCAAACCCTATATTTATGCTCGAATTGTGGTAAAGACCACGCTTCTGGTCAGTTTATCGAAACCGTTCCGCAAAACGAGAAACAGAGAGGTCAGTAAACCGATTGCTTCACTCTATTTCTATTATTAATATAACATCTACGAATCCAACTTACAACCCCCAATTAAATTATCTTGTGGATAACTTTGAGAAGTATAATGCTTGACGAAGACGCCCGGCGCCCGGTGCGTCCCAGCTCCGCGATCCACGCACCAATATACTTGGGTCGTAATCTTCAGGGAGTTCTGGGGAGTTTACAGGAGATGCTGCAGCAGCTGGTAGCCCAAATAGCAAAAAATGGCTATTTTCAGCGGTATTAATAGTGTCAATAAGTGGTCCATATTTCTAACCAGGACTATATCACATCCCGGCCTGAAAGTCAAGAAGAGAATTGGCGGAAATCAAGGAAAAAATTAAAAAAGAAGCTTGACTAAACCCCGGGCGCGCCCGGTGCGCGTAAGAGTTATCCACAGGTTATCCCGGTCTTTGGGTAATTAGGTCTTGACGGGAGTTTCGGAGTTTTGCGAATCATGTTAGTACATTACTACTGATTGCAGGGAACCCCTACTCCTCCTCTAGAGGTTAATTTGCTATTGCATTATCAACCTCGGTAGTTTCGGCATTTCTGCCGAATCTATTTGCTCTGTCTACATTTTCCCTCATCTGTGGAACTATACCATTATAGTGTCCAAGTATGGTTTCCAATGTAGCATTGTTTTTGTTTAATGCTTTGGTAATGTCCATTATGGCATTAGTAAGCATTTCTATCTGCTCATCAGTCATTTTTACTCCTCTCTAGTTCTATTTCTAATGAACTAATGTATGTATACACTATTTTGAACAAAAGTCAACCCCTTAAATTAATTTATTTTATGGGATACTATTTTATCCCATAAAGTATTTACGGGATACTTCCCGTGTCAACCGACTGGTTTTCCCGGGCGCCGGGAACTGGCTACACAGGACACGCCAGTCTTGGATCTTGGGTAAAATGGCTGTTTTCCGGGAGTTTTGGAGCTTGAGCTGGGCTGTAACCTGCAACCAGGTGGCAGCTGCGTGCTTCCTGTCCTCCCGGGCGAAAAATAATGGCTGATTTCCGCCCTTTTCCAACCGTGAAGTCAGTCAGGAACGCACCGGGCGCCCCGGTCGTTCCAGCTCACCTATATCTTGTGCCTGAATGTCGAAATATATACCATATGAGGGGAGTTTCGGAGTTTGAAGCTCCTGTCAGGATGTCAGTGGCCAGGATCCCGGGAAACAGGACTGCATATCGTGGCACAATTTATCCGAATATACTATATGAGGGGAGTTTGGGAGTTTGATCCACTCGTTTCCCGGCGCCCGCTGCGGGCCCGGTGGAGAGTTATCCACAGGTTATCCACAAAACTAAAGTATTACGAGGGGAGTTTCGGAGTTTCAAGCACCGCGGAGCGCAAATCAAGGTCCGCGAGCCGTCCTTCGTACAACCCGGGCACTTGGTCCACTGTTTTTTGGCCGAGGTGCTCGGTCCACGCACCCGAAAACAGTTTAACGTAGTCCTTGGTTCTCGACCCAGCAAGGATGAATATTGGAGCGTTCAGCCTGGCATGACGCATATTCCACCCTATTTGAAAGGGTGAGAGCTTTATCTTCTTATTATGCTGGATTAACTTCAACTCAATCGTAAAGAATCCTGTAACATTGTGAAATATTAGGCAATCAGGGAATCCTGGTGTAACATAACTTTCAAGGCGTGAAACAATGTAATCACCACCTTCTAATAATCTCTTTACATTCTTCCAAAAAGTTGTTTCCGGTTTTACGGTCATACTTTTTCTTGTCTTTTACTATCCTCTGCTTGTACTGGGGTGATGTCCTTAATTCCTTCGCTACCGGATTTCTCTTCGACCGAAAGGACAGTTTTATCTCCCTCTTTTTTAAATTTTCCATCTAGTCCTAACTCTTTCAATTGTTTTAAAACGTCTTCACGGGACATAGAATCAATACTTCCTGTCCTGATTTCTTTGCGGTCAATGTACAGTCCTGCGGCCTGCCCTCGCAACCGCTCAGCATTAACGGCAGCAGAATAAGACTTCTCATTAAGAGCTTTCTCACGCAACCTAGCCAACTCCTGTACGTGTTTTTGTAGTTTAACCTCATGCGTCTTCTCCAATTCAGCTCTTCGTTTAATAACAGCATCCACCACTTTTGGATACCGTCTGCCGTTTAACAACACGGAAGCGGTCACGTTGGCAGATGCCTCTGAATAACCTGCCTGTCTTGCACACTCCGTTGGTGTCAATCTACCCTCATTCTCGGAATAGATTTTAACAAACACTTTTTGCTTGTCAGTCAATCCTTCACCGTCTTTTGGGTGCTTTAAAGACATGTCTTTGGTATTGCCAGTGGTATTGGCAATTCTTTTATCTACCATGACCCTTAACCCATTGATATACGTATATTTTTAATCATTTTAATATAAAAAAAACAAAAAACTTCCTTGCGTCGTTTAGACTCGTAATACCTTCGTAATACCATATTGTTTATATTTTTCAATAGTTTATACCAAAAGGTATTACGGTATTGTCTATTTCCCGGTAAATAAAAAAACAAAAAACTTTTTATCACTGAGATCATATTACAATACCCTAATACCACGTTTCATGTTGTTTTTAAAGGTAATATATCCTCTCTCACGAAGGCAGTGAAGATACCTGTGAACGGCTGACTTTGTCCTCAAACCGCACAATTGAGACAGTTCCTCGTAGCTTGGTGAAAATTCATTGGTTTTGATGTATTTCTTTATTATGTCAAGGATTTTCTTCTGGTTTCTCGTGATGCCAAAATACTTCTTGACAGGCTTTCTTATGTTGTGGTGTGGACGCCTGGTTTGCCGTACCTTTCCGGTTTTGGTGTCCGTCTTCATCTTATTTCCGGTCGTATGTTTTATCGGCCCTTCCTGGGAATTCATCATATCCTTTTGCGTCAGGATTGGGACCGTAGTATTTTCTTAATTTGGCGAACATGTCCTTCTTGCCTTCGTTGTTGACAGTTTCCTCCGTTATTGAGTCATACAGCTCTTTCTGAAGTTTTTTGTCATCGGCTGACAGTTTTTTAGGCCTGTATTTGTATTCCGGAAGCTTGCCCCAGGTAACCCTGATTCCCACTGGAGCCCTCCACCTGATCATTCCAGTCTTGGAATTCTGGTGCGCACCGGTCCATGAACTGGGACCGTGGTATTTTTCCGTTACGTAATCGTAACACTCCTTCCTGGAGGGGAACTGCACCACTTCCTTGCTAAGCAGTTCAGCGTCCTTCCAGACATTAATCTCGAATCTCTCCATAGCTTTCTACCAAATATTCTATTTTCTTTACCCAACCCTTAGGTATTGTGATGTATCTTCCGCCTTCCTTGTCCTCTTCCTTTGTCTCCTGTGGATCCAGGCACCATGATCCCATGATTGTGACCCGCAGCTCATCATTGCGTATCATCCATCCTATGTCAACGCACGTTGCCAGTTTGGCGTCCCTCATTTTTCCAAGGGGAACCCATCCCGTGTCACCGTCCATTGCGTCCATCCACGTTATCTTGACCATCGGCCAGCAGTGTGGATATTTACTCGATGGTGAACTGTTCTTCTTTTGTTCCGTCTCCGCTTCGTTCAAATCTTGCATTGTCCTCATCATCCCTGTGACTGTGTCCTTCCCTTATTACTTCCATGATCTGCGCCTTTGTTTGCAGCCGTACCTCATAGTCCTGGAATACCACCACCCAAAATCGGGCTTCTCCACCCTGTGTGGTTGTGGCTTTTCCCGCCTTGAAGTTTTCCACCGTCTTGCGGAAACCCATGGACAGCAGCTCCTGCAGCCTTGACTTGAACAGCACGCGATCAGACATGTCCTCAAAACGAACGTACCAGGAGGGTTTCTCCGTCAACCCCGTCTTGGGATTGATGGCTCCTTCCTCCACCTGAAACATGTCTATTATTTTTTTAGTTGACATTATTGCCTCCCCATTTACGGCTTAGTTTATTGAAAGCCATCTCCAACTTCTCCTCATCAAACCCTTCCATGCCCTTTATCTTTTTTCTTTCAGTGCGGTCATTTAAAAATTCATCAACTAAATCAAGTATTAAAGGTGTGGGGATGGGATGTCCATGAATTTTTACCTCCGTGGAAATCCTGCCCACAACTCGGGGGAGATCATCTAAGTTTATTTCACACTCCATTATTA